TAGCCCTTACCAAAGCAAGGATCACCATTAGTACCGATTGAAGCTAAATCAATTGGTATTAGAGGATCTTGTTTTGAAAGGTCCGGTAAATTCTTTTTCTTCTTAGCCATTATTACTGTGATTTAAATATGAACGTTATGTATGAATATAGTTGACCCTAGAACATTCTCGTAAGAGATCTGAGTCTTTATACGTATGTACATACTTGCATATATGAGTTAATGCCCTTTTACCTTTAGTAATATATCCTATTCCCTTACAGGTAAAAGATATATACTTCTAGTCTTAACCTTAACCTCCTTAGAAAGGTAGGTAATCTAATGGATAGTGCTTCTCATACTTATTCCAGATCTTCTTCAGGCTGATTACCTTCAGATCTTCATCTTTATAATATCTAGCTCTTCGCTTAGAATGCCTACTGAGATAATCTCCTTGATACTGGATGTCATCTAGGTAAACCCTATCTTTGCCTTCAAAGGTTCTTACCAAACGACCGAGGAACTGGATTGACTTTTCCTGAGAATTCATACCAGCAGCATTGATCATATACCTAAGCTTCGGGAAGTTTTTACCTCGAGCAATGATCGTAGTAGATACCAATATATCTATATCCCCAGACCTAAATCTTTGCATTATATTTCTACGTTGCTTATCTGCAGTATTAACGTGAACATAGGCAATATTTAGGTCTTTATCCAGTACTCTCTTCAAATAATTATAAAGATTTTCACAGTGAGCTATGTGCTTGCATACTATGAGTGCCGGTATTCTGCCATACTTAAGGTTAAACCTAAGCCGGTCATGAATAAGTTCATAACCTACTTGGGCATTGGTAATTACTCGGTCGTATACCTCCTTGTAATCATTGCCTGTAGTGTTCACATAACCTTTGTACCACGGATCGGTATCAATAAGCTTTACAATAGTCTTGGTTGAATATCCGGCTTTAATCGAATCAGCTAATCTAAATTCATACATCCTCAAACCAAAGAATGATTCAAGGTTCATATTCTTAAGTAAGTCCTTCTTAAGACCGGACATATAGATAGTACCAGATAGTCCTAATCTTACTCGAGTATTATACAGGTGAGTAAGAACTGATTGGTACATCTTACTGCCTGCTAAGTCAGCCTCATCCACCAGGACCATATCAATCATGGTAAGCTCTTTCTGATAGGCTTTTATATTCCTTGAGATAGATTGTATCATACCGATACTAAAGTTACCCCAGTCGTATACTTTACTACCTTGAATAAATGTTACCTTCTCATCAGGTACATATTCTTTAAACTCATCTTTAGCTTGGTTAAACCAGTCAGCATCTTGGGTAATTAGTAGAGTCTTAAGTTTCCTACCATAAGTATAATACAGAGCAGACATCAACAAACTCTTACCGAAGTTAACGGTAGCATCTATAACACCTACTTGGTAAGGTACTCCACCAACTTTGTAACCTATGATAGCCTTAAGTGCATCTACCTGTTCCGGTCTGAGTTTGTAGTTACCTACTTTAGTTACAACCTTCTTAGGCATCTTTATTTCACGACGACGGTCCTCTACCTTAACTTTAAGACCATAAGACTGTAACATCTTATAAACTCGAGGTAGAAGACCTATCTTGAAATTACCATACTTACCTATAAAATGAACTTTACCATCCCAGTTCTTCATCGTCCTACGTAAGTAAAACGCATTAGGATGCCTGATACTAAGTTCATCATAAAGCTTGACTGCATATTTCTGAGGTATATCAAGCTCGCATTCGTTGCTGTTCTTAATAACTATCCTACTCATCTGCTTCGTTTATTTGGGACCATAAGCTACCATGTACTTTAGGAGTCTGGTCGTAGTTCTTATTATTCTTATACATATACTTAACGTAATATTCTTTACACTTACCTTTGAGAAGCTTATCTGGGTCTGGTATACCATTACACCATTCTAATCCATCAAACTGAGCATCAATCCAATCCTCAGGATCTATACCCTCTTCTTCGCAGAATTGACGTACCTTGACAAAGTAGATATACATCTCAGGTTTCTCATGATAATCTACCTTAATACCCGTCCTACTAATAATCTCAGTACAGTAGTGATCGTGTATAGAAGCCGTCTCTATCGGATTAGTATCATGGTTAATGTCCTGAACTGCCTGATAAGATTCGGTTATATTCTGAGCCATTGATATTAAGCGATTAAGGTAGTTCCTGGTATTATCCATCCTACTAAAACCTATCTTAATATACTTAATATACCCAGCTCTGGTTTCTAAACCAAAATCATTACAGAAGGTATTACATACATCAGCCAGCTTTTTACATAGAGGCCAGAAGCGAGTATTATTCTCGTCTATCTTCTTTACTCCTCTATGTTTAAGCTGAATCTGAACAGAGTAGAGGATGTCAGCTGCTAAGTTAGCATCTCCGTTACTTGCTAGTGCAATATTATTTGCTTTCTTTGTAGTTTTACGGCTGGTTGTAGTTATACTTCTAGTATCTACAGAAAGTTGCCGTGCTTTAACGAAAAAATCCTCCACCGGAAATTTTATATCCATATCTTTTAGGATTTTCCTGAAGGAGGATTTAGTTATGTGTATACTTGGATCTCGCATATAATAAAAGATTTTATATAATATAGGATATCCCTAAACTAAAGAGTTTCGGATCTCAATCAATTCTTGATAGGATTGGTAGTGAGTAGCCCATACATAAGATAAAGTAGCTTTCTTACCAAGATCATTACAATCTTTTCCATCGGGCAAGAAAACTACTTTAACCTTTTTGTAGTATACAAGTTTGAGAGCTAGGTTGATAGCTCGATCTTTTGCATCTGGGTCAAGGAGAATTATATACCTCTCACATGGTGCCTTGATTAGTTCGTTAACCTGATAAGCGGAAATTGCTTTACCCATTGTAGCAATCCCTCTCTCTCCGATGGTAAGAGCGTTGATAGCTCCTTCACAGATGTACACGGTTCGATACATAGACAGAGCGTCATGATTGAATATAAGAAATTCTTTCCCCAGCCCCGTGATATCCTTATCTGGGTTCCTGTATCTAGGACCGTTTCCCACGACGTTACGGGCATTGTAATAACGAAGTTCTGACCTGTAGTAGAATGGTATAATGAGATACCCAAATAAATCGCCCTCGTTACAGTACCCGATGCCAAGCCTTGAAAAATCTTCGATACTGAATCCCCGTTTTGTAACGTATCCTTGCATTGTTCTAGCCAATTGAGATTTACCAAAACGTATATTAGTGAACCCTTGTGGAAGATATACGGGCTTCCGTTCTGCAAGTTCAACATGTTCTTCTTTAAATTCTAGTTCGTTAAAATCGCCACTATCTAAAAACTTAAGTAATTCGGACCAAGTATCAAAGTGCTCTACATCCATTACTAGTTGAGCGGGGTTAGGATGTTCTCCACACCTAAAGCAATTAGTCCGGTACATTGAGAGGTTAATCCCCATCTTCTCTCTTCTACCACAGTATGGGCATACTGGAACTCTCATCCAACCATGTTTGTAGTTCCAGCAACCCATCCTCTTAGTAAAGTAAGAGTAAAGCTGAGATTTAAATCTATTAGTAATCTTCATAGCTTACCAATGTCTCTTAGTGTTATGTTTCTTCGGATTCTTAACAATCTTAATAGCTCGGTTAACTACTCGTCTTAATCTAAGCAGATCGTTCAAAGTAAAGTAACCAAGTATATCTGTATAATGATTACTTACTTGATTTAAACTAATCTGTACAGCCCATTCATGAGCTTCACATTTGTGATCCTGAGTAGGGTTGTATATTACTTGCCGAGCTTCCCTACTGGTAGAAAACCTTTTATAATGCCTTACGCCCATTTCTTTTCCTATAACGATTAACCAACTTTCTTAACTTAACTGGATCATCTGGGAGGTTCTGAATGTACCGTTCCATCTCTCTGTAAAGTTCTGAACGGAGATGTACAGATTCTACATAAGCCTCGTAAGCTTCCTTAGATTCCCAAAGCTTGGCATTACCAGACTGTACTTGCCTAAGAGTTTTAGCATCAAATACATGCTCTTTCAACGGGCCTATCTTAATATACTGAGGCCCAATACTTTTAATTTCTTCGTAGCAATTCTCTCTACGAGAGTCATCATATACTACGTAAACTTTCTGACCTTTATACATAATCTTATAATTAAATATCTCCTGACCTATGATTAGCTTTATCAGCATTAGCATCTGGGTTCTTAGCTGACTTATTTATTGCTTGTTCTAGCTTAGCCCCATAGAGTTCGTCATATTTCTTTCGTTGTTCTATTGTAAATTCTCTAGCCTTCTGCTTTTCTACATCTACATGTAGTAGACATCTACCAGAAGGTTTACCATCTCGTTGAACTACTAATTCGAGTCTCTGAATACCCTCTTCCTCCTCCTGAGGTGTAGCATTTAACCCATATACTACCTGTACATGACGGATGATACCAATGCAACCTGCTATATCATTCTCATCATAACGAGTAGCCCTATGTTTCTTACCTTCACGAGTAATATGGTTAGCTGTCCATACAATATCCAAATCCTCGGTCTCAGCTAAGTTCTGAATATCTATGTAGACATTAGATATTCGTTCGGTATCTTCACGATCATTCTTAGTAGAAGCTAACTTAGCTGCGTAGTCAATCATAAGTACCTTGATATTGATCCCTTGCTGAGCTAGCTTATGTATTATCTCCTGGATGTGATCAGTGGTTGCTACCATAGCAGGTAATCTTTCAACTACCAATTCAACCCCAAACCTTTGAAGTTTCCTAATATGCTTAGCCTCCAATGAGTCGTATTCTCCTGAGTAAACTTCAGCCTTGGACTTACTGATAGATGATTGTACGATACGATCCATAATCTGATCCTTACCATTCTCTAAGTCTATGAATAGAACTGATTTCTTCATTTTCAGGTATCCTAAAGCTAAGTTCACAAGCATAAACGTCTTACGAGCTTTAGGTTTATCGAGTAATACTCCAACAGAATGAGATGGAAAACCTCCAGCATTAGTAAGTTTATTTACCTGTCTGAAAGGGCAAGGTATAATCGCAGGGTCAGCTTGACGTTTAAACTGTCTTTCTACCAAGCCTCGTATCAGATATAGAGGTTCATCCTCCTTCTTAGGTCTAGATCTCTGAAGGATCTTATCTATCTTCTTGTAGTACTCTTCATACTGTTGGAAGTCATTTAAATCGAATGAGTCGTTAAGATTCTTCATCTCAACGAAAGTAGTAAACTCATAAACCTTCTTCTGAATATAATCTCTATCCTTCAGAGGTATACCGTACAGGTTATCTATAACCTTATTTATATTAGGTATATCATCTTTAGTTACAAGGTCTACATAATCTCTACTTTCTAGCAATTCTTTAATAACTTCCTTGAGTACATTCTTAGAAGGTATCTTTGAAGACTTCTTGTAAAATCTGGAGATGCCCTCGACAACTATAGAATGCTCTATTAGTGTAAGGTAATTAGCCTTAATTCTTTTTAATACCAGTCCACCCTCTTTGTCCTGGATTATAAACCGAAGAATCTCCAGTTGAAAGCCTACATCAAAGGTGAACTTAAACTTGGGTTTTTTCATACTTGTTACTTTTTATACTGTTTTCTATATAATAGATCGCTATAGTCTCGGTCTGTCTCATACTATAGCTTCTACCATCTAGAAGTTAGATCCTCAGCTCTTGGGTCAATTTCTTTCGGAATTATTTGCATATATAAAATAAAATATGTATATTTGCACAAAATTTTTAATAATATATCAATATGGAAAGAACTAAAGGTGATGGATCTGAACTTCATAGACTTAAACCTATGAAAGTTTATGATGAAGCAGTCTTTGCAAGGCTTTATAAAGTTTGCAAGCCTGTAATTAGGAACTTAGTCAAAACTATAGATGCTCGTAGGTATAACGTATCTTCAGATATAATAGCATCATGGTTTTGGGATAAGATGTTGTTTGTATTTAATAAGTATTACGGAGAAGTAAGTGAAGAACATCTTAAAGCTAATATACTTCGAGCTTTAAGTACTTACAAGCTCCACCTACTTAAGTATGCTTACAATGAGAAAGCAGAGTTTAACCAAAGCTTAAGATCTCTCGAAGATTTATTCGATAATGATAAAGAGTTTATCGATACTGAAGATGATTCCAAGATGAAAGAGGAGATGCTTAAAATGGTTAATGATTATATGAAAGCTAATCTTTCTATGGATGCTATCTTGGTATGGGAAGTTATAACTACTCCTCCACCATACATAGAAGAACGGATGCAGTTCGGAAAGATTACTAACATCTTAATTGCAGAGTTCTTTAACCTACCAAAGACAAGAAATGCGGTTAAGTACATAGGAGAACTCAGAGAAGATATCAGATATTATATACAGAGAGCTTCAAAGGAATTACATATTCAGTAATCTCTTAACATGATAAGAGGGAGTACGATGTACTCCCTCTCCCTTACAAAACCTAAAACAAATACTAACTATGAAAAACCCAAAGCCGATTATCCTTCATCTGAGCTAGTTGCAGTACTAGCTTTCTTACGTATATACTTAAGAGTGATAGCAGGTATCAACTTATCGATATAAGTTGTAGCCTTACTTTGCTCGTCAGTAACATTACCACCAACCAAATTCCATGAGGTTAAAGCTGCACCAGATACCAAAGGTATAGAGATATCATGTCTCTGAGTAAGGCTCTTATCACGAGTATCAAAATCAACTGGTGTACCATTATCTCCATTAGCATCTGGCTCATCTTTAAATTCAGTACGGGCATAACCAGTAGCATGCCTATGTTTAGGCAGCCTATTCAAATCTAAGTGTATAGCCCATGTACCTTCTGCTGGAACCGGGTCATAGGTATCACCAACATTCTGTAGTATGGTCAAAGCTGTGGATCCACCAGAGTTATCAATATCCCTAGTAATACCACCTTGACGATAACCTATGACTACCCTACCAGAAGCTGAGGTATACTCTTCCCAAGTATCATCAGGCATCTCCTCACCTTCCCATAGGATGATACTACCCGCAGGTATGAGAGCTTTATCAATCTGAGTTTGTAAACCTGAAGTCTTTTGATTGATCAGGTATAACATGTACTCTGGTAAGCTAGTAAATGGTAAACCAGTTTCTGGGTTAATGGTACCTTCTACAGTAGTATAATCCATGAAAGCCTCTACCCTACTCAGAGCCTGTTTGAAATAACTGTGGATGGCTAAGTTATAAGGTAACTCACCTGGGAAAGTTCCGTTGTACGGTACGATAGCAAAGTTCTCCAAAGCTTCGGAAGTAGCAGAAGTACCATCCCCATAAATACCTACTAAGACTAACTCCTTCTCCATTGACCTGTAAGTACTACAAGAAGCTTTTACCTTTTTCAGCAAAGCCTCATAGTTAAAGTCTTCGATGAGTACCGGGTCATTCTTATCTGCTACCGAAGCTCTACGACTAGTTAAACTTGCAGGGTAGTAAATATCCTTGGTCTTTTGGTATAATGCGAAGAAGTCGTTATCAGAACTCTCATTATAGAATGCACGAAATTCTACTAGATTCTGCACAGGCTCCGTAATATGCTTATGCGAAGCAAATAAGAACACCTGATTAAAAGTAGATTTTGAATTCTCGATTGTAACTTTCATAGAGGGTTCTCCTGAACGGTACAGTATACCGTCTCTTGCAATTACTCCGAAGGTAATTGTAGCAGATCCAGGAGCTGCATCTTGAGCAGTGGGTATGTATCGGGCATCTACTCTGGATCTCATTATAAACCTTAACGGATCAGCAGGAGATTCATTTGCATTAGCCGAACCAGCATCTCCTCTACCGTAAGGGTATACAGTAAGTTGACTACCTGATATATCAGCAGATCCGAAACCACATACTGGGCCTACTCCTGCAGGCATAGCTATAGCTTCAGATATTCTCTTAGACTCTATATGAGAGCCATAATCAAAATAATTCTCTTTCATGATTTATGCGTCTTTAGATTCTTCTTCAGTACTCTTCTTACGTTTAGTAAGTTCGTTGATAGTAGCTCTGATGCGATCCGTACATTCTGTACGGCTACAGAGGAAAGGGGTTATAGCCTCCAGTTTTCTACCTTGTCTGGCCTGAACCTTTTTAATATCCTGGATCTCATCTTGTAGTTCATTAGTTACTTTCCGTAACTTCAGGTTTTCTACTCTAAGTTCATCCCTGTCCTGACGAAGGTGATTCCGGTCTTCTTTCAATTCAGCAATGTACTGTTTCTGTTCTTCCCTATCCTTCTTAACATCATCCACTAGTTCTTGATATACATCTTGAACTGCTTTAGTCGCTTCATTTTCAGCTTGCCGAGCTTCTCCTCTGGCCTGCTGACGGGCATACTTTAAAGTTAGAAGGTAGCCTATTCCGCTACCTCCCAACAATAAACCTATAGCCTCTAATAGAGTTGTTGTTATTTCTACCATAGCCTAAGATTGTATTATTACCCATTCAGTGGAATCTGAAGGAGTAGTGATTGTTATTTGTCGTTCATCAGTCTCATCGGCCTCCCATTCTATTACCTCTGGCTCTACAGTAACAGCCGTCAAGTCAGTAACTTTAAACTTAGCAGTAACTTTATTACCGCTAGCATCTACAAACTCTTGACCATCTACCATAGCAATAAAGGTGTACTCCTTTTCCTCATAAGCAATGAAGGTATCTCCATTACTGTAGAGGTCTCCTGAGTCAGATTCCTTGATAGACAAAGCTACTGACTTGTTAGCAGATATCGCTAACTTAGTAGAAGCTTGACCACCTTGGAAAGCTGAAGAAGAAGGTGTACAACTTAACTTAACCTCTAACTGGAAGTCCTTAACTTGTAGAGTAGCCGTAAAGGTTTGACCCTTATAAGTTAGAGTATAGGTATAAGTACCTTTATCTACCTTAGTAATGTCTACACCCATAGCATACAGAGTAGAAGTACCAGACTCTACAGCTTTAACACCTGGTGATATAGTACCACCACTAGTGTCAAGAAGAGCCAGTGTAAACTTAGCTTCTACATTGGTTTCTGATAACTGATAAGTAGCATTCTCAGTATTACCTCCAGACCAAGCAGAAGTTTCACTATCTGGTATTATTACCAACTTACTGGGCTGATACTCTGTTACCATAGTATCCTGTACCTCCCAAGAAGCACTACCGGATGGGTAAACAGAAGGCCAAGCTTTATAAGTACCGCCTATCTTAGAAGTAATACGTATAGTGTTAACTGAAGTACTCTCAATGGTACCATAGTCACCACTTACTGTACCTTGATATGGTACAGTAATTACTTCATCGCTACCAGGTACCTGAACTTGCCAAGCTAAACCAGAACTCATTAACTGAGCCGAAGCCGTATTCCTTGGCTGAGTCTGGATGTCAGCATAAGTAGTGGCCTTGTCATTACTAATGATACTTGGATTAGCCTCTCTTGCAATGATGAATGTACTGAAGTTCAGGTTACTTGAGGTAACTGTAAGAGTGGCATTCTCATTGCCTTCCATATCAATATATGGCTTCAGGATATAAGTACCATAAGCCGGAACCTTAAAGGTAGTACCAGACTGGTATACCAGAGAAGTACCTTCAATCTTAAACTTCAAAGTACTACTGTCTACATCTGGTTTAGTACAAGTAACCCTAGCTATGAAACGAGTATTATTCAGAGAACCAGTTATCTTAGTAAGATTCGTTACATACTGACCAGAGTTAGCCTCTACTACTTCTACCTTATAATGGTAAGAAGCAGCATTAACTCTGAATGAAGTTCTTACTGTACCATTGGCCACTAAGCAGAAGTTATAAGTACCAGCATCCTCAAACTGCCATGTAGAACCAGAAGCTTTAGTTTCTCCGGTTTCCAAGCAGTATACCTGAGCAGGATTACCATTGATAGTACCAGTTACTACCGTAGAAGCTTTACCTCCATTTAATGGTATAGTAGCTTCTGTAGGACTACAGTTAATACTGAAGGAATCTACCGTTACTGCTTCGGTAGTAATCTTCAGAGAAGTAACCTCATTATCTAAGGTAATAAATTGGTAAATATCTCCAGAAGAGTTCTTTACGTTAGTTACAGTAAATTCATAAGGAGACGTACGTAATACTCTACTAGTAGAAGATGATACTGAGCTGTAGAAATTAACATCATCGTACCTATTACCGTCGGCATCAACCATAGATACTCTAAACTTCAAGGTACTCTCTAACCTTTCCTCAGAGTTAGCTTTAACCCAACCATTATCAGTCCACTTCTCGACTAGGATACTAAGAGTAGTCTCCAATGATACACCGTTCACTACTACCTTTGGGTGTACATTAAAAGGTACATACTTCTCTACAAAAGCCTTTAAAGCTTTCTGAGCTCCTACGTTATCTGTGAAGGTACCAGTGATTGTAAAGGAAGCATTTACAC